CCTCGTTCAAAAATGCAATTCAACTGGCGTGGACGGCGGGCGGGAATCCCGATCTCGTGCTTGTTCCCCCGCCGCTGAAAGTCTCGATATCGGCATTTACGGGCAACAGCACACGTTTCAAGAAAGCCGAAGACAAAAGACTCGTCGCTGCGATCGATGTCTACGAAAGCGACTTCGGGGAAGTTCAGGTCGTCCCCGATCGCTTCATGGACCTTTTGGTCACCACGCCGTTTATGCGCGTTCTCATCCTCGACCGCGAATTGCTGGAGGTCGGCTGGCTCCAACCGATGCGGCAGCAGCCCCTGGCAAAGACCGGCCTCGCAGATTCCACCATGCTTTCCTGCGAATGGGGAACCGTGGTCGGAAACGAAAAAGGTCTCGCGCAAATCACGGACTTGACCGGATAAGGGTAAATACATGGTCTACAATCATCCGTCCGATAAGCATGCAAAGCATGAGCACGAAAAGCATGAAGAAGAAAAGCCGAATACCGTGCGCGTAAAATGCATCGTACACAACAGGCCATCGACCGACACTCGTGCGCTCGCGTTCGGTGAGGAAGCCGACGTTCCGGAAGAAATTGCAAAGATAATGGAAGAGCATAATTTCGTGGAGCGCGTGAAGTGAAATGGCGCGGGACGATGTCTGGTTCGACGATCTGACCGGCATCAGACGCGAGTTTGTCCGCGTCGACGACGAAACCTGCGCAATAAAAGCCAGCGCCGACTGCAGCGCCATCCTCGACGCCAATAAGCAGGACGCCAATCACGCGCCAAACTGGAACAAGGCGCGCGACTTTCACCATGTCGCTTCTATCCCGATGATCGTCTGCGAAAAGTGGATGAACGATTACGGCATCGATATTCTGAACCCTGATCATAAAGAGGCCGTGCGGCGCCTGCTCAACAGCCACGAATGGCACTACCTGCGTACTGGTGGGGGGCGGCTGTGACGATCTCGAGCTACACCGACCTCGTCACGGCCTGCCAAAATTGGCTCTTCGGCCGCACCGACATCGTCGACCGCATTCCCGAATTCATCGCCCTGTTCGAGGGCAAGGCCAACAGGATATTGTTCTGCCGCGAGATGGAAATCCGGGCGATGACGCAGTGCATTCCGGCATCATCGACCCCGGAATGGGTGACGCTGCCGTTTACGTTTCAAACCCTGCGCCGCGTGCGCCTCGTCAACCCGTTCGGGCCCATAACGTCGCCCGGCGGCTCGATTAACAAGCCGCGGCTGAAATTCGCCACCCAGCAGCAGATCGATGACCTGCGCTCTCGATTCAACCCGCCAGTGGGGGCGCCGGTCTGGTTCGCCCTGTTCGGCGAGGAGATGGAGCTCGTGCCGACGCCGGACCAGGCCTACACGCTGGAGATCATCTACCGGGCATACCTGCCGCCGCTCGGCGTCATTGACCCGGTGCTCGGCACTCTGAATACCACCAACTGGCTGCTGGCAAAATTCCCGGATGCGTATCTCTACGGGACGCTGGAGGAGGCCTCGCCGTATCTGCACGACGACGAGCGCGTTCCGCTCTTTGCGACACGCGCCCAGGGCGCAATTGATGGCATCAATGCACTCAATGACCAGGCGCTCTACAATTCAGGTCCGCTGGTGAGACGGAATTCCAATCGGCAAGGCTACAGCTGATGTCGAAGAAAATTACAGAGATGGGCCCGGTAACGACGCCGCTCACCGGCACTGAACTCGTGCCGGCCGTGCAAGGGGTCGCCAACGTCAAGATGACGGTCCAGCAGCTGGCTCAACTCGCTGGACCATTTGCTCCGGCCGGGCCCCAGGGACCCCCAGGCCCACAAGGCCCTCCGGGGCCGGGCGGAGGCGGCAGCGTTACATCGGTCGGGACCGGAACAGGATTGACGGGGGGGCCCATTACCGGCAGCGGGGTGATTGCTCTCGCTGCCCCGGCGGATACGTGGAATCCTGCCGATGCATCGCCGAAGATCACAGTATCCTCGGATCGCCTGACTGCGACTTGCAATGCTCCGGTCACTACCGAGAACCCACAATGCCGCACGTCCATTTCGCAGAGCACCGGGAAGCTGCATGTCGAGTTTCAGTTTCATCGCACCAGCGGCGGGTTCAATGGTGATCACGGGATCGGAATAAAATCAGCGGCCGATCCGGTCGACAGCTACTTCTTGGGGAACTCCAGCACCAGTCTGTCGTTCTGGTCGGATGGGAGCGCGATTTTCAACAGCGCCAATATATTGGCCGGCAACACTGCGCTGGCAAACAGCGGTGCTGACAACAACTGGTACGCAATGGAGATCGACTTAGGAGCCAAGCTCGTATGGTTCAAGAACATAACAACCAACTCGACGTGGAATAACAACCCGAGCGCCAATCCGGCGACAGCCACGGGGGGCTTGAGCTTCGCCGCCATTGCCGGGTCTCCCTGGAAGCTTTGCATGGAGGCCTACGATACTGGCAGCGGTGTCACTATCAACACCGGGCCGAGTTTTCTCCTGGCTCCCACGACCGGATATGGATTCTGGGCAAGCGTTGCCGGTTCGTATACGAACAGTAATATCACTGTCGACAGCTTCGGACGTGTAATTGCAGCGTCGACCGGAAGTGGCGGCGGAGCCGGCACAGGAACCGCAATCGTTTATGATACGGCGCACGGCGCCAATTCGCTGGCCAATGCGCATGTTCCGGCCTCAGCCAACATCGTGCAGACCGGCGGCTATGCCGTGGCCGGGGATGGCGGCGGTGCGTTCTACTATCGCGTCGCTGCCGGTCCGGCGCCGTATCCGACGTACGCCGTGACGGATGCTGATGGCCACGTGTGGCAGTACATCCCGGAACCGGACGGGTGGAATGCCAAGGTCGCCGGCGTCAGGGCTGATGGCGTGACGGATGACAGCGCGAGTATGATGGCGGCGCTGCTGCCATTTCAGGGAACGACTATCATTAGCGGAGGCGGGGGATATACCGGGGCGCTTCTGTTGCCGCCTGGCGTGATATTGTTGAAAGAGCCGATTTATATAACTGGCAGCCAGGGCACCTCGATAAGTATTTTTGGTCAAGCCTTGACCGCGGCTGGAGGAGCCAACGGGACCACGCTTACTTGGGGAGGGTCTGGTTTCCAGACGATGATTTTTATCTACGGGGCCAACAATTCGATGTTTGAAAGTGTTTCATTCAATCAGGGACCGGCAATTAATGTAGGTCTGGTAAATTTAATTCATAATACTGCTGATAATTCGTTGGAGGTGCAGGCTACGAGTGCTCAAATCACGCTGGCTGGTGGTCCAACATATCCACCAGGGATTAATACGTTTACGTGCAGCAATAATATATCTGGCCCAACTCCTCCGCCGGGCACGTCACAGGTTCAGGTCGGGTGCGCAATCGGGCTCGCTCTCGGTACCGCTAATTTCGAGATCGTCTATGTGACGGCGCTACCGACTGCGAATTCTTTCACGGCCAAGTCGATAAAAACGCACAATGCCGGAGAAAAGGTCGGCGGCAGTCCTACCACAAATGGAATAACTTTTCGTCAATGTTCTTTCAGTTTGCCTGATCCTTATTTTGACAACAGGAGTTGTTCGATATTAAATGGAAATTTTATGTTTTTCCAGCCACAGATAGCGCAGATTGTCTTGGATGGCTCGACTTTCTTTGGTAGCGTGCTTCGCAGGAACCCAACATCAATAGCGAATCCGAGCGGCTTGGTCACAGATCCCGGATATCTGACCAAGGCCAATACGGCAATTCAGTTCGAAGATAATGGCGACACTCTTCCTACTGGATTGTATCTTGGATTTACTTATTACGTGATCCCAAACGACGCAAACAGCTATTTCCTGTCGTTGACGCCTGGCGGTCCTCACGTGACCGTGTCATCCGCCGGAAGCGGCACACATAAAATAGTGATCAAGGGATACGGAAACGTAAGGCTGGTGGAGGGCGGGAACGCCAAGAATTTCAACTTCTCGAATTGCACCTTCAATCATGCCCAGTACGGAATAGCCGGCGAGACGATGTCTGGGAGTGTTCAAATCGAATATCCAACATTCGCCGGCAATTTGATTGCCGACATATTGGCTACCGGAGCTTCGAATTTAGACATATACAACGCTGAAAGTGAAAGTTCCGGACAGATGTTTTTGTCTGGGGCTGGAGGTGGAGCGAATTCGATATCGGCCACGATAAGGCAGTGTTCTTATCAGTCCGGCCTTCCTGCCGATATGTTTGTGATCAAGTGGGGCGGGTCTCTGATTATGGAGGGTAATACTTGGTTTAGTCAGGCCGGCAGCAACCCGACAAGCAATATGCCTCCACTGGTTCAGGTGGGTAGCATAGAAGGCCTTAGCACCAGTTTTCCCGATCCTAGCAATATTGTCAGCATCGGCAATTACTGGCAACACGGCGGCCTCGATGCAAGCGGTCAATTTATCCCGATATTCCATGCCGGCACTCTCGGAAATATTTATAATAACGCTGATTTCGGAGTTTCCAACAAATGGAAGGTCCTTCAAATAGGAGACTATGGCGATACTGGAAATTATCCTAACACCACAGGATATCTTGAAACCGCTATAACGAAGCTGTCTACTCAAAATCAGACGGCTGGGGTTATTGCCAAATCAAACGGGATTATGTCGGAAGCTTGTGCATCTATAACCATTCCGTACACTTCGCTTAATACTGTTGCGGCCACGCAGAAAAATATGAACGCGTTCAGCATACCGGCAAGAACTCGAATTATTTCGGTGGTTGCCGATGTTACTCGTGCATTCGTTGGACTGGGCGCGGGAAATTTGGTCCTCCGTGTCGGCGAGGGGGCGACTAATAATGATCTCCTTATAGGAGCCGCGCCGGCCGCCGGTGGATTTGACATAACCGTCGTCGGTCAAACAGGATTGAACGACTCGGAGATGGGAACGAGCTTAAAGCGGTCGTTCGTTACTCAGTCACTGGGCGGTTATGTCAATGGGTGGAACGGTGGATCGACAATCGATCTGACTTTTATATCTCTGGGAGCCAATCTTACCGCGCTTACCGACGGATCAATTACGATTTATTTTGTGTACAGGAGGTTCAATTGACCGAATTCACATCTCCGATCGGCATCTACAACCGCGCGCAAGGATGAGCCCATGACCCCGACCAACGAGATCGGGCTCGTTGCGTTCTCGCACCTATTGCTGGAGGATGGCAGCGACCTATTGATGGAGGATGGCCACGGGTTTCTGCTGCTGGAGATCGACCCGCCGGACACCGCATGGACAGGGAATGTGCCGCCGGACACCGCATGGACCGCTTCAGAGAGCATGCCGCCAGGCACGACGTGGACCTGGCTAAGCTACCGAGCCCCGGGACATTGAGAAATAGCCATGGCTGATAACAACACCACCTATTTGAACTTAGTGCTTATGGACGCTGGCAGCCACGCCGATACTTGGGGCGGCGGGACGACTGTGCCGCTTCCCGGACTTTCGGGGCCGCCGCCCTATCATCCGGCCAGCCTAAACGACAACTTTCAGATCATCGATGCAATGTTCCCGTCTGGCCTCACTGGCCCGATCGGCAAAATCCCGCGATTGGATAGCCTCGGCGGTTTGTCGATTGACTTTGGGCTCAACATTGGCGGTCCGACCCAGGCGGCCGGTCTCGCGGACCGTTGGGTGCAATATTACACAGGATTGTCAACAGGAGGAGGCGCATCGCTACGCTGGTCCGCGGGAGCGGATAACGCAGCGGAAAGCGGATCATCATCCAGCACCGATTTTGCCGGATCTGAATATCAGATTATTGGAACGGCCAATGATGGAGCTACCCATTATATAGCGCTTACGATCCAGCGAGGTAATCCGCCAAAAGCCCTTTTTGCGGCCACGCCATCTGTCGGGTCCGCATTTCCTGGCGATCCCGTTGTCACCCAGGCGTCTTTGCCGGGCGTGGTGGCCAGCGCAACAGCAGGCATGATCGGCGAGGTCCGGATGTGGGCGGGGCCTGCTGGCGATCCGCCATCCGGCGCGCAGGGTACCTGGTTTCTGTGCAATGGGCGGTCATTGTCGACGACGGGCACTTATGCGGCATTGTTTGCAGTCATCGGCACCACCTACGGTTCGACCGGGGGCAGCGGCACATTCAACATCCCAGACATCAGGGAGCGCGTCGTCGTCGGTCAGAGCCCTACCTTTGGAGGCGGCGCGACATCAGGATCGGATAATCTCGGCGCCAAGCTGGGCGAGGGCACTCACACGCTGGCCGTGGGAGAGATGCCGGCACACAGTCATCCGCTAACCGATCCGGGACATTCCCACACGATCAAGACCGCGTCCGCAGCATTGGGCAGTGGCGGAAGTGCCGGTATTACCAGTATCGGCGCGGGGGGCGGCCTCCCATCGACGGAACTTCACACGACCGGAATCACCGAGGGGTCGATTGGCGGCGGAGGCTCACACAATAATATTCAGCCCTCGATCGTGCTCAACTACATCATCCGGGTGCTGTAATGCTGGTACCCGTCTCCCCACCGCCGGGCATGTTTCGCAACGGCACGCAATACGAAGCGAGCGGCAGATGGTACGACGGCAATCTCGTGCGCTGGGAAAACTCACGCTTGAAGCCGATCGGCGGCTGGCGGGCGCTGATGGCGGCGGCATCCGGTGGCGGCATGGCTCCGCCGCTGTCGGGTACTGCGCGCGGCGGGATCGCCTTCGAGGACAATGTCGGCAATTCGTATCTGTTGCTAGGGACGAATACGAATCTTTACGTTTCCACCGGCGGCGTTCTCTACGACATCACGCCGACCGGATTTGCCTCGGGACATACCGGAAGCATCCCGGGACCTGGCTATGGCGCAGGCCCGTACGGCGCAGACACACCGCCGGCCGGAACGAACACATACGGCACGCGCCGTGTCGGGACAGTAACCCATCTGACGCTAGCCGCCTCGACGTGGTCATTCGATACGTTTGGAAATAGCGTGGTTTGCTGCTGCTCCAGCGACCAGAACATCTACCAGTTCGATCCGACCGCCACCATCGGCACGCCGCCGGTGAATCTGTCGAACCCTGCGTTGCCGACAACCGGGCCGCCGCCGACCAGGGCGCCCACCGCGCAGGCGGTCATGGTCGCTAACGAAGACTTCATTTTGGCACTCGGTGCGGCCGGCAATGTGCGTCGCATCGCGTGGCCGAGCGTCGGCACATCGACGGACTGGGTGCCGACCGGCATCAATACGGCTGGCGGCATCAACCTCAACACCGACGGTAAGGCAATTGCCGGCGCGCGGGTCGGAGCCCAAAACCTGGTGTGGACCGACAGTGACGCCCATCTGGTCAACTATGTGGGGCCACCTGCTGTCTACGGCACAACGCGCATTGGAAGCCATTGCGGTTTAATAGGGCCGCGGGCCTATGCCGTGACCGATGTTGCCTACTGGATGGGGGTCGGCGGGTTTTTCATCTACAACGGGATTGTCACGCCAATGCCGTGCGAGGTGCAGGATTACCTGTGGCGCATCATTGATTTTTCCCAGGCCGCCAAAATCTACGGCGCCACTAACACGCGCTTCAATGAAATCATGTGGTTTTTCCCATCGCTCCTCAGTCCGGTCGGCACTGACGGCACCCACGAATGCGACAGCTACGTCATTTTCAACTACAAGGAAAATGTCTGGTATTTCGGGTCGCCGTCGCTGCTCGCACGCACGACCTGGGTCGACCGCGACGTTTATCCAGTTCCAGGCGCGGTCGATGCGTTTGGTCATATATTCCAGCACGAGATCGATTACACCGACAATGGCGCGTCGCGCGTCGGCCAGGTGCGCATAAAATCCGGGTTCAATGAGATCGCAAATGGCGACAAGATCGCTTACTCCAATCTGATGTTGCCGGATGCGGGCGGCACCTCGGAGGCCGTCAGCGCCAACATCTCAACGGCGTTCACGCCAGAGGGGCCGGTGACAACGCAAACGATCTCGATGACGCCGAACGCCGAGGGTTACGTCCCCCTGCGCCTCACCGGCCGCCAGATTGCGATAGAGCTTGTCAACGTTGCCGATGCGGACTGGTCGCTCGGCAAGCCGAGACTCAACGTCGTGGCGGGGGGCAGGCGATGACCGCGCTGACGCTGCCCAAGTCGCCACCGAGTTGGTCGCAAGTCTGGCAAACGAGGCTCAACCAGACGCACGAGATCAGCGATCTGCAAAACCGCAAGAAGGGCACCGATGTCATCATCGAGCCCGGCGCCAAATTGATCATGAGTTCGCCGAACGGCACCGCATGGCAAATCACGGTGTCGGACGCGGGCGTCATTGGAATAGTTGGCGGAGGAGGAGCGGCTCGAAAGCAGCGTGCCGTCACAACGTCGCCAATCATGGTCACGCCCACGGATGAAATCTTGAATTGCAATATTCCTGCTGTTGCGACATGTACTTTGCCGCTTGCCTCGTCTCGCAACGGCGCACCGCTGACATTCAAGGACCTGGGTCAAGCAAGCACCCACAACATCACCATAACGCCAGCCGGGTCCGACCACATCGATGGATTGACGAGCATTACGCTGAACAACAATTACCAAGCCGTGACATTGGTGCCCTTCAATGATGGAGTCAATTCCGGATGGAGCGTGGAATGATTCGGACTGCAGCAGCTTTCATCCTGTTTTTCGCGTCCATCGTCGAACTCATGGCGCAAACGCCGGGTCAAATTCCACCGTGGGGGGTAGCCGGAAATCCAAGCGGCTCTACGACGACAATACTATCTGCCGCGACCATATCGACCATGCTCGATGGTGCCTTCGGAGGCTCCTGCGCAAACGGCGCTGGTGTGATCCGGCTGGCTGGCGTGTGGGGCTGCTCCACAGCGAGCGTTCCCTTCTATACAGGCACCCCTACAGTTGGTTATGCCGCCATATGGCAAGATACGACGCATCTTATGGCGACCAACGCATTGTCCCCATCAAATCTCAATGGCGGCAGCGGCGCATCGGCTTCGACGTTCTGGCGCGGCGACGGCACGTGGTCTGTGCCTGCCGGAACGGGCGGCTCTGCACCTTCGCTTACAGCAAGCGGGGCTACCAGCATTTCGCCGACACCTTGCACCAGCGCGTCTGGATCATGTGTTATTTCCTCAACCGCTGGCGGTTCTGCGCCTTCTCTTACGGCAACCGGGGCCGCCAGCATTACCCCGTCGCCCTGCACCAGCGCATCAGGCTCTTGCGTCATTTCCGCGACCGGTGGCTCGGGAGGCTCGTCGCCAACCATCACCGCTACCGGCACGGTGCATATTTCGCCCAGTCCGTGCATTGGGCCCAGTTCCTGCGTCATCACGGGCGACACTGTGTGCGTCGATGCAGTTTCGAGATTTGGCCTGGTCGGAGATGGCGCTACCGACAACACCGCGACTTTTAACAATATGATCGCAGACCTCAACTCGACTGGGCAGGAATACTGCATCAGGCCAGGAACTTATGACTATGTAGGCTCATCCCTGAACAACATCACATCGACAGGCGGGAGCATCCGAGGGCTCGGCAATATCGCTGTTATCATGCAAGACACGGCGACCGCTGGAGACAGTTGGAAAATAGGCAACGGCACGACTACATCTGCGTTCAATTTTAGCATGAAGAATCTTCGGTTCCGTCCCAAGAATTTGAAGACTACCGGATCGGAGATCACGTGCGCTGGTGGCAGTTACGATATTCAATTGAGTAACCTATGGTTTGAATATGTAGCCACCGCCGTCTCCGCGTTGTTTTGCACTAATTTACAAATTGATAACGTTATTCTGAGGTATATTTATAGCCAATTCGGAATATACGCCGTCGGGCTCGACGCCACACATCAAGTCAATGCCGTAAATATACGCAACATGAATGGCGATAATCCGTGGGCGATCGCTCCGTCGGTTGCAGGCTCGAAAACGCGAGTCAATACCACTGCCTACAACGCAGGGGATTATTACACCGTCAATGGGTACTTGTGGCAGGTAGTGGTCGCGGGCACGACGGGAACATCGACCGCCGCTTACGTTCTACCAAATGCAAACGCTTTGTCTCCGACGACTGCCAATGTGACGGATGGGTCCGTACAGGCGAGATTCATGTCTAATAGCGCATTGACATGGATATACCAGGGCTCGTTTGCGCGCAGCCTCAAGGTTACCGACAGCGAATTGATCGATGGGGTGCATTGCGTTTCGATGGACGACGTGGTCAATTCAGGTACTTCATTTCCGATCTGGTTTTTTTATGACAAGATGGACTGTGATCATCAATACAGCGATGCAATCCTCCTGGTCGCGGGCCGCGGATTTAGGGGAACGACCGGTTTTTTCGGCTCTTCTCTCGATGGTAATGGGATAAGTGAAAATACAAATTTCCTCGGAGAGGTGTCGATTGCCGGCGGGGAGATCATCGGGAATGCCATGCATGGGTATGTGATGAATAATCCTACTGGTCATTATACGATGATCACCAATGTCTTGGTTGGATTTAATGGGCAGTTGGCTTTTAACGCCTTCAACGGAGTGAGTATTGTTACTAACAGGGCTGATTATATTATAACAAACAATTCATTTGGCCCGAATAATGGAGGAACTGCAGACTCGCAGCACTGTGCAGTTCTCACCAATGGCACCACCGACCAGGTGTTCAACGTGTCGTTCAACATCGCCAGGGGACAAGCCAATGGGACGACGTCCGCCAGCGCATTTTGCTTCGGGGCGACTCAATCGGTAAGCGCCCGCATCAATAACCTGGCGCATTGAGATGAACGCGTGGCTGCAGGAATGGCAGCGCTGCCGCCCCTGGATCGAGGCGGCGCTGCACTACTGTCACGAGACGCACACCATCGAGGACATTGAAGACGGCCTCGCGCGCAATCAATATGTTTTGTGGCCGGGCCGGCAGTCGGCGGTCATCACGGAAATATGGCAATATCCGCAGGCGCGGTTCCTCCATATCCCGTGGGCGGGCGGGGACCTCGACGAGCTGCGCGAGATGGTGAAGCGCCTGTTGCGCCCCTATGCCTACCTGATGGGGTGCAGCCGGATCACGATAACCGGGCGCCGCGGCTGGGAGCGGGCGCTCAAGCCGGACGGCTGGCAGGCTGATATGGTATGCTTGGGCCTGCCGATTAGTGGAGCGCTTCATGAGCAAGTCGCAACCGATCAGCCAAAACACCACACAGACCACCAGTATTCCGCAGTGGTTGGGGAGCGCATCGCAGGGAGTGGCGCAGGCACAGGGTAATCTGCCGCAGTGGTCCCAGTATGGCGGTGGCAATCCGTACGCCGGCTTGACGCCGGATCAACTGCAAGCGCTGGGCGTGGCGCAGAATAATCCAGGAGGGGGCGTCGCCGGGAGCGCAATTCCATTTGCCAATGCACTAGCGGGCTTCCATGCACCGCAGATATCGCCGGGCCAAATTGGTGCCGATACGCAGTCACTGATGAACCCGTTCATCCAGAGTGTCCTTAACGCGAGCAACGCGCAGATCGACCGCAACACAGCCGGCGCCGTTTCCGGCCAGGATGCGGCGCTCGCCGCCCAACATGCGTTTGGCGGCGACCGGCAGGCGATTGCCGACGCGACGACGCGTGGCCTGGCGGAGCAGCAAAAGGCGACGATGACGGCTCAGTTGATGTCGCAGGGCTATGGCAGCGCGCAGCAGGCCGCGCTCGCGGCGTTGCAGGGCAACCAGAATGCCGCACTCCAGGGGGCCAATATCGGGCTCGGCGGCGTCGGCGCGATGGGCAACCTTGCGCAGATACTCGGCGGCCTCAACATGCAGCAGCTGCAGGGCCTGCTCGGTGCCGGCGGGGTGCAGCAGCAGACGGCGACGCAACAAGGCATGTTTCCCTATCAGCAGTATCTCAATCAATTTCAGATACCGGAAAACATTCTTCAGGCGCGGGCGGGTGCGCTCGGCTCGCTGCCGCATTCGACGACGCAGACCGGCCAGATGACGGGCACGGCGTACAGCAATCCATTGGCAACCGCTCTCGGCTTCAGCTCGTTGCTCGGCTCGGGCGGCATGGGCAGCCTTGGGACCGGGATGGGGAGTGCGCTCGGCGGGATCGGGACCGGGATCGGGAATATGATCGGCGGCCTTGGCATTGGTGCAGGCGGGTTGAGTGGTGGACTGACCAGCGCGGGCACCTTCGCCTCAATGGCCCCAGCCGCCGCTTTATTGTGAGGACACTTCGATGGTTGACTTCTCAGCACTGGGACAGGGCGATGTCGGTGGCTTCCTGTTTGGCGGGAATGATCCCTCTGGTCTGCTGACGCAGCCGCAGCAAAAGGACATTAACCAGCAGGGCATGCTCGGTCTCGCCGCTGGGCTATTGCAGGCCGGCGGGCCATCCCCATACAAGGGCAGCATGCGGTTCGGATCCGACCTCGGAAGCGGGCTCGCCGCTGGCCTGAAAGCGCGCGATACCGCGCAGACGCAATTGCTCAATCAAAGCCTGGTGCGGGCAAAGACGTTGGAAGGGATGACGCCTCTACTCAAATTGGAGCAGGACATAAAAGAGAGTGGTGAGACGATGTCACCGACCCTGCAGCGCACGCTGCAGCAGCTTCATGGCGTCACAGGTGTGGGCGGCGGCCAAGTTTTGCCTGGAGTTGGCGGCTCGCCTGGTCCTGGATTGCTCGGGCAGCTGGGCCAGATGTTTGGCATAAGCCCGATGCCGGGCGCCGGAGGCACCTTGCCACCGGCAATGCCAGGCCAGGGCGGCGTCCCTGGTGTTCCCGACGTCGGCGCGAAGCCTCCTCCAACGAACGTGATGCAAAAGTTTGCCGACGATTATGGATTTTCGCGCGCGGCCATCCGGAAAGACGGCCCTGGGCACGAGGCGTTCATGGCCGCGTTCAACGAGACCCGTGACGCGAGAGCGGAGGGCATGTCTCCCGCGGAATATAATGCATATAAAACCAATATTCTGCCGGAATATGCCAAACAGATGGCTGCGGCTTCCGAGACCGGCGCTAAATCACATGAGACGAGCAATATCCTAAACCAAATGGAGGATGCGCTGCGGGCCGGCGGCAGGAATATCTCTACCGGACCAACGGCCGACATAATGCTCAAGCTCAAGCAGCTTGCGGCAAACTTCAACTGGGACATAGCCGGGACATCCGAGGCCGAGTCGATCAAGAAGCTGAACGCTTTTCTTGCCGCGGCCGCGTCCAAGCAAATCAGCGCGCGGCCAGCGATGTTTGAATATAAATCCATGATCCAAAATAATCCTGGTCTTGAAACCTCGCCCCAGGGGACGCTGACGTTATTGTCGATCCTGCGCCAGAGCAACGCCATAGAGGCCAAGCTGGGCGATCTGGCGGGCGACCCCAAGAACTTGCGAAAGTGGCCCAAGCTGCGGTCAGAATTCTACAGCAACCCGGAAAACTTTCCGAAGTCGCCGCGCACCGGCAAGCCTTTGAACCCGGCTGATTACCCGGCGGTTCCCGAGCCGCTCGCCCCGCCGCAGCAACCGCCGCAGCAGATAACCGGGACGTCAAAGGGTGGAATTCCCTTTAGTTATCCGGGCATGTCTGGAGCGCCGTAATGGAAATCACTATCGGAAACAAGCAGGTTACGGTCCCGGATACGTTCCGCGACATGACCCCCGAGCAGCAGGGCAACCTGGTCGACGAGATTCACGCGCACATGTCGTCGAACCTCCCGCAGACCGGATTGCTGGAGGATGTCGGCCGCGCTGCCGGAGCAGGGCTCGCCGAAGGGGCGGCGGGTCTCGTCGGATTTCCTGGCGAGATCCAGCAGCTGTCGCAAAAGTTTGGCCTCAGCGACCGCATCCCGCAGGGAATCAGGGATTACATTCCATCTTTCCCAACGACGGAGGGCGTCAAGCAATTTACCGGGCTCAACCGTTTCGACTACCAGCCGGAGACGGGGCTCGGCCGCGTGACGAAAGGCGTCTCGAGCTTCCTCCCCGGCGCAGTGCTGGGCCCGGGCGGCATCCTCAAGAACGCGGCGCGCTTTGCCGTGTTGCCAGGCGTGACCGGCGAACTGGCTGGCGAGGTCACCAAAGGCACCAAAGCCGAGCCATATGCGCGCGCCGCCGCCGGCTTGCTGTCGCCCTTTGCGGCCCCTCGAGCAGTCACCGGCCTGGCGCGCGACGTGGAGACCCTTCGCAACGAGGGCGTGACGGCGCTCTCGGCCGGGGAGCGCACCGGCGATAAAATGCGACGGGTCGAGGAGCTGTCCTCGGCTGTGCCGTTCAGCGGTAGCCGCTTGCAGGACATGAGCGCGCTTGCGGAGAAGCAGCTCACGAACGCGTATCTCGGGCGGGCAGGCGAGGCGGCGGCCGCAGGAGAGGCTCCGAGGCTCGCTACGTCCGATGTCATCGATCGCGCGTTCAAACGCATCGGCGGCGATATCAATGAATTGGCGTCCAGGAACAATATTGCCGGCGGGCCGGTCATCCAGAAGCTTGCGGTTGATGTCGGCCGTGTTGGCAATGAGTACGAGCAAAATGTTGGCCAAGCCCTCCGTTCCCCTATTATTGGGAAGACGGTCAATGATGTGATCGCGGAGCTGGTCAAGACCGGCGGAATGTCAGGGCAGCAATATTCCACGATGCGCAGCCAGCTTGGTGCGCTCGTGCGAAACACCAAGGACGCAGAAAAGCTTGATGCGCTTCGTGGTCTGCAGCATGCGCTCGACGACGCCATGGAGGCCTCGATCGGGGCCACAAGGCCGGCTGATGCCGGAAGGTTCGCGGATGCGCGCCGGCAATACCGAAACCTGATCACAATCGAGCGGGCCAAGACGGCAAGCCCCGCGACGAACGCGACTGGTATCCTCACGCCTGAGAACATGTTCAACGCGATTTCCGCGCAGAGCAAGCATGACGTGGCGCGAGGGCGAGGCGATTTCGCGCCGCTGACGGAGGCGGCGCAGAGGGTCATGAAAGAGGCACCCGAGAAAAGGGCAGGCGATTTTCTGAGTCACGCCGCCTTGACCACCATCCTGGCTGGAGGAGGTGAGGCGGTTGGGCATGGGCTGGGTGGCCTTCTTGCCTCCGTGGTCACTGCGGTCGGCGCCCGTTCGGTCCTATCGCGTCCTGGCCAGTTCTTGCTTGGGGACCGGCGAGTGCCCGGCAGCGCGCAAATGCTATCTGGAATTGAGGCTCTGCAGGGTGGTGGCGACGAGACGTCGGGCAGGCGATCGCCGCTCCGGATCGAGGTCCATCCGCGGCGTCCCGGCGAGGTGTTGCCGCCTATCCCCGCCTTTGCCGAGGGGGGCATCGTGGACCGACCGACCGTGGGCCTCCTCGGCGAGGCCGGCCCCGAGATGGTTGTGCCGCTATCGCCTGAGGGGCAGCAGGCGATGACGCACCAGCCCGAGCGGCCGCCGGACATGATTGGCGAGGTTGGCCGGCGCATGGGCAATATGCTCATTAGCCCGATCACCGCGCCAGTGCGGGGCCTGGGCTATCTGCGTGACCTCACCAACCGCGCCATGTCGGGCGAGGCCGTTTCCAACGACCCGCGGGCTGGCGGGCAGATGCTGACCGGCCTACAGGCGCTGGGGGGGATCGCAGCACCAATGACGGGAACGCCCGGCGGTGCCACACTGCGCGCGGTGCTTGGGCCGCTTCAAAAAGAAAGAAGCGACATTTCAGACTGGGCTAAAACAAATAATGCTCAATATTTCACCCATGATCTTGTCAACAAGACTGGAAACAAGGTTGGCGACATTACTCTAGAACCAAGAATCAACCCGCGCGATGCGACACAGCAAATGCTTCATGTGCGCGGCGTCTACGGCAATCAAGGGCCTGGGCAGGAAGGGTTTTCCGGCACCAAGGAATTGCTGCGCTCGATCCGAGAGGAATATCCATGGGCGACGGGCATTTCAGGGTTCAGGGTGAGCGGTGGGCGAGGCCAATCCGGGAAGACTGGCGAGGCCACGATGTATTTCAAGGGCCCGCGGTTCGACCGCGCCCCGACAGGCCCCTCCACACCACCCAACACCGAATGGCTAGATGAGACAAGAAGACGACTCCAAGAGTTGGAGCGCTCGCCTGCCCACACATATGCGCCAGCCCCCTCGTCCGAGGACTTGCATGCAATGATGCAAAACATCCTCCGGGCGCTCCCGCCAAACATTCCAGGCTTTGCCGATGGCGGCATCGTCGACCGCCCCACGGTGGGCCTGCTCGGTGAGAACGGCCCGGAAGCCGTGGTTCCGCTCGGCCCACACCACCAGATGATGCCGCTGGCCGATCGCATGCGGGCCGCTGGCGTGTCACAGTCGCAGAACATCGAGTATCGCGGCCAGGGCCCGACCGCAGCTGACCTCATCTCCATCTATATGCATGCAATGCGGACCGGACTCCTCGGCAAACCGCAGCTGCCGCCCCAGGATACCGACAATCCGCTCAGCCAGGCGCTCGGTGTTGCGGGAATTCGGCCGCACTACGTCCCGCGCCAGGGCAGCCAGGCGAGCCTGTCAGGATACCCATCTAGGTCGTTGCTGCAATGAGGGAAAACGGGCCAGCACTGGCGATCCTGCTTTTCATGATCGCTTTCATCACAGTGTTGCTCATCGTGCTGTATGTGAGGCGCGCGTCATGAACCCGGGTGGGCCCATTGAGGAAGGTGCAAAGGCTGCCGGCACGTTCATGGAAATCATGAAGAATCAGCCCATCGTGCTTGCGCAGATCGTCGTGATCTTTGTCCTTCTGGGGTTCATCTACCTGCAATCAAGCATACGCACAC